GTGAAGAACCACTCGATGCGGAAGACGGCGAGAAAGCCGGTGAACGGTACGGTGAGGCGTTTGAGAAAAGTCTGAGGGAAATTGACTACTTCCAGACTGGCGTGAACGCCGGTAAGAGCATGGGTGAAGGTCTTTTGTCCCAGCTCGAAAACATCCGTGACGCCCTGGCAGAAGAATCCGCCGACAGCCTGCAGGACCGGTTGAAGTTGATTGAGGCTGAGTTTGCAGAGTTCATGTCGAACCTTGGTAAATTCCAGACTGAGGGTGACACCGCCATTGTCGAAATCCAGAAGGCCGCACAGGAGGAAATCGGCAGGATTCGTGAAAACCAGAACCTGTCAGACAAGGCTCAAAAACGCGAAATCGCCAAGATCGAAAAACGCTCTGCGATGGAAGTGGCGAAGATCCGTGAAAGTCAGGAACAACTTGCCGGCGCACCACGGGCGGTGCAGCAACTGATCGACCTCCGGAAGGAAAAGGAACGCCAGAAGTACATTGACGAGCAGATTCAGGACACCCAGAACCAGATCAATGACTTGACTCAGGAACGCCAGGATAAGCTGTCACGGGTCAACGAACTGGCTGAACTCGGGTTGATCAGCACCGAGGAACAGGGTAAGCGGATCAGCGAGATCAACGACGAAATGATCGGCAAGCTGCAACAGGCGGTGCAGGAAGCCCGGAAGCTGGCCGAAGAAACCGGTAACGCCGACCTCAGTGCTTTCGTCGATCAGTTCGACAACTTCGAGGAAGTGGAACGGCGCCGTGCCGCCCTGGAAAACCTCAACCGCCTGGAAGACCAGATCAACAGCCAGTACGACCTGCGTGAGACCAAGCTGGACACGATCAACACGTTGCGGGAGACCGGTGCGATTGACGCCGCCACGGCTGAAGCCCGGGCGAAGGAGATCCTTGAGCAGAGCAACAATACGCTCGGGGAAATGATCGACAAGGCGATCATCCTGGCCCAGAAGCTGGGTGACGAAGGGTTGGTCGCCAACCTGAAGAACATGAAAGCCGGGTTGGACGAGGTGAACGAAGGTGTTTTCTCCGGTGAGCAACTGGCACAGGATTTCGCAGCCGGTTTCACCAACGCCTTTGATCAGTTCGTCATGGGCACCAAGTCGGCCAGTGAAGCCTTCCGTCAGTTTGTAGCGGACTTCCTGCGTCAGATCGCCCAGATGATCATTCAGCAGATGATCTTCAACGCGATCTCTGGTGCCACGGGTGGATGGGCTGGTGCCCTGAACGGGATTGTGGGTGCAGCAGGAGGCACAACCACAACGGCAACAGCCAATCACTCAGGCGGCGTCGTCGGTCTCCACGGTACACGCCGGACGGCTGACGCCTCCTGGTTCGCCGGCGCCGTAAAATACCACTCAGGCGGTGTTGCCGGCTTGAAGCCGAACGAAGTCCCGACGATACTTGAGAAGGGTGAGGAAGTGCTGACCCGGGATGATCCGCGCCATAGATACAACCAAGGGTCGGATAATCAATCACAAGGTGTTAAGATCATAAACACCATCGACTCGTCTTCTGTGATTTCCGAAGGGCTCAACACCCCGCAGGGGCAGAAGGCAGTGATCAACATGATTCGGGCCAACAAGGCCCAGGTGAAATCGGTGCTGACATAATGGCTTGGGAAACGGGAAGTGCGACAGACCATGTGGACCTGTTCAACAAGATCAGGGACTTTCTCACGACGAACACCGACCTGGTGAACGCCGGGGAGAACTGGGAACAGGTGCTGGGTAATACCGGCACCCTGGTTCACGGGGATGAGATTACCCTGCGTGGTCCGGGGTTGACCGGGCAGGACAACATTTATTGTGGGTTGAGGACGTTAGAGGACCCCGGGTCGGACACATACAATCTTCAGTTCTGGGGTCACGCCGCGTTCTCAAGTACCCTGGCGCCCCGTGAGCAAGCCCTGAAATCACCCGATCAATACGTGCTTCTGTGGAACCAGCCAATGACCTACTGGATCATCGCCAACGGTCGGCGCTGGATGCTGGCAGTCAAGGTGTCCACGGTGTACTCGTCGGCCTACTGTGGGTTCATCCTGCCGTATGCAGCACCGAGTGAATACCCGTACCCCATGGTAGTTGCTGGTATTGCACTGAGTAGTCAACGGTGGAGTTCTGAGGACGAACAAAACCGGTTCTTTGCCAGCCCTGGGTACAACACAATGTTCCTGTATTACCCAGACAACGTGTGGCGCCGGGTGGCGAATTATGAGAACAACAGTGTTGACTATCGGACCGAGTATGGCGAGGAGGATGAAGCCTCCGCTTACGTTTTTCCGACTCGCCATTATGATTCACACCCGCCTCTGAATTCACGCAGTGACGAGGAAATTGCTTACTACATGGGTAAATGCTTCGACGGTTCCTACCTGCTGCGTGACCTGATCATCATGTCGTCTGCCGCCTACAGTCAGGGGCCGTATCACGCCATGATGGGTGTCATGGACGGCGCATACTGGATTCCGGGTCGTGAGAACTCATCCGAGAATATCGTCAACAAAGACGGTGTGGATCACCTGGTGGTGCAAAACCTGTTCCGAAACGGTTTCCGTGATTACATGGCGTTGAGGTTGCAATAATGGCTTATCAAAACACACCGGTGGAAAACGGTTATCAGGTCGCTCAACAACTCGCTTCCTTTGCAACCTCTGTTGGCTGGACGGTTCACCGCCAGGGTGAGCAGACCGACATTAACGGTTCAACGCTCTACTACGAGGTGACGATCTCGGCGTCCGGCTACCCGTGCTACGTGACGATTGCCGGGTATAACAACCGGATCGAGTTGAACGGGCATCGCGGCTACGACAGCAGTAAGCGGTGGTGGGAGCAGCCAGACCAGTACGTGTATTACAACGGTGATGGGGAATACACGGATTCTTACGAAGACGAAACCCGGACAATCTGTGAGTTGAGGGTCAACCCGATCCTATCGGTCCATCTGTTCGGTGGCATGTCACCAACTCCTTATCTCTACGCAGCCATTGAAAAGGAACCGGGGTATTACCGCCACCTCACAATCGGTCACCTACAGAAGTTTGGAACGGCGAAGGGTGGTATGTTTTGGGATGTGTCTAATCGCCGGAAATACAATGGGTACCATTCATACCCCTATAACCACCGTGCGCCTTTACTTAACGCAGACAACGCTGATGGCTACAACGACGGCCCAGGCGGCTTCGACACTCAGAAATCCGATGGAACTCCTTATTTCAACCGGTTCGGCTACGTAAGTTACGATCAAAATCGGTCGAGAATGAGTACAGGCGGTCACCACGCGACTGAACTACACTCGGTGTTTACAGCCAGTCCGATTGCTTTCAACGCCAGAACCCCACTTCAGGTACCAATGGTGTTTGCGAACACCTACACTCCGTTCGGTACAGCACCGGCCATGCGTTATGTAGACCTGACGTACTTTGAAGCGGGTGATGAGTTGGTGGTAGGTAATGAAACCTGGAAACTGTTTCCCTGGGCGCGAAGGACATACGGTGTTCGTAACTCAAATTCTGACTACAGTGGTCCCGAATACGAAGCAACCCACATGTACGGCATCGCCTACCTGAAGGATTAAACCATGGCTTACGGTGAACCGAAGGTCATTACCGCCTTGAGCCCCGTCAACGCCGGCAGGGCGGTCCCGTCTCCCAACTACCCCGGTGAGTCTACACCCGGGGTTCTCACGTTGGACGACCACGGTCAGGGTCCGAACCAGTTTACCGACCTGCAGGTGGACACCTTCACGTTCGCCGGTCACCGGGAACCCACGTACTTCGATGACCTGTATTTCCGGATTCACTTCATGCCGGGTCAGATCAACCTGGGCAACGTGTTGTCGGTACAGACCGAGGAAATCATCGTCTGGAACGCCTACCTGTCCGACAAGTCGATGACCGGGTACCAGGAACCCGCCGCCCGGGGTATCAACGTCTCCGAACCGGTGTTACCACCGTACACCATGGCGCCACTGGAAGAACTGTCGTACATCGTCACCGTCTCCACGGACGGTCCGCCTCAGTTCTCTGAGGAAATCCTGTGGACCATCGGCGGTGTTGAGTATTCCGTGCCGGTCAC